TCCGAGCAGGTGCCGTCGTAGCCATTCTCAGCCTGGAATACGTACCGTAGAGTCCCGTCAGACTCTGGCACCATCCACATCACAACGATCGGCGTCGTGTTTAAGGCGAACTCATAACGCGTGCAGTTTGGTGTATCGCAGATATCTGGTACAGCCTCATCTTGTACGGTGTCGCCACCACCATGAGCCTGTAGCATGAAGTCGCCTATGCCATCAGTCTCGTCGGTCGAGAAGGTATGGTTTGCTGTGTTAAATTGTTCGGTTAAGTTGATCGCAGCGTGCGTGTAGGGCTCTGTGTTAGGCGGCTCATTCTCTCCAGCTATACATGGTCTGCAGAATGGATCATTAGGATCATCTAAGCCAGCCTCATCTGGATCAGTCCACACCTCGGGAGCATGAGTGCCCCATGAACAGAATCGGAGATCCTCTTCCCACTGAAAGAATCCCTGCAGAGCTGTCGTAGCGTCACAATCGTCGCAGCACAATACGACCTCTCCCATGCCTCTAGTCTCTAGGCATAGAGCACAGCATTCTGGGTTGCCAGTCTTGGGTGTAACTCGTACCCATGCGTATTCATATTGGTTTGGATTCTGCAGCGATTCGTCTAGGATGTGGGCTCGAAGTAACTTTGCAAAGAAGAACGGCGTATGAGATTCTAGATCATGTAGCCGGCGGTGTACATGTTGATAGTTGTGCTGGTTTGACTCATAATCTCGAAGCATACTCATAAGGCGATGCCACATATCAGGCGTGAGCTCACCTAGGCCAGTTGTAATCTCTGGGTAATTCATACGCTGGTAATGAATCCAAAGCTTACGGTACCGGCGAAGGGTTGCCGCCAGTAGACTTGCATCTCTGTATCGTCTAGGTTAACTTTTGCTTTACCGTCGGGGTTTTTTTCTGGGATTTGGCGAAGGTGGAACCAGGCATCCCAGCCAAACTCGTAGACGACTGCGTATTCATAGGCAGTCTGTCGTGATACGTTTGTGCCCTTGAATACGACGCTGCCAGCCTCTAGCCCCATGAATGCTTGGCTGTTTCTTTTGCCTACATGACTCAGCGCAGCCGCTGCATTGAAGCTCGACGCTGTAATCGTCTCAGTGATCGATATCTGGGCATTTGGCAGCCAGAACGATACGGGATTCGGTCCAACAGCTACCAGTGTCCCACCTATGTCTACATCTCCAGGATCAGATATAAGAGCCGGCGTTGCTGGTATATTTGGTCCACTCTTCCACATATCTACGGCTGTGACTCCAACGCTAACAGAGAGCGGGAGAGCCTCTACCGATGTATCACCTGGATCGCCGCCTTCGTAGGTCGGCAGCGTGTAGCTCCACTCTATAGACCATACGCCAGCAGCCTCGTCTGAAGGTGTGGCCACATAGGTATCGGCGACCAACGAAGGCCAGTCTGGATGAGTCGCTCCCTTTTGCGGTATTCCAGTTGCGTCTATCGCATCTTCTGGAGATACGATTCCGCCCTCATCATCGAATACCAAGAATCTACGCGTACCCTGGAAGCCGCCACTCGTTCCAAACTCTCTCGAGCTGAGTAACTCTTTTACTACTATGCTCATGTTAAAGCCCCCGAGCCCTTTTTGAGTGTCAAGAGAATGTCCTTGCTAACTCTTAGACTATCTTCCTCGACGCCGAGGATATCTTCCTCGATCTTTGTCGAATCCGCGATCGTTGGCTCCATCCATATCTGATCATCGATTGTGATTGGATCTACGGGCGTGTCTACGGGCTCCCATGCGTCCATGTTGAACGTCTCAGGGAACGCCTCGACCTCTTCGTAGATCTGACCTGACGCGGGAACCATGTCGGTCGCGTGGACCAGCTTCTCCGCGACCTCGTTCCAGTCCACCGCACCATCTGGGGCTTGACCTATGAACGCGTCGGAATCCAGCGGAGCCAGTGAATCCTTTATACTGTCGAGATGCTCCTGCCGCTCTCGCTCGAACTTGTCGATTGACTCATGCATCTTGTTGATAGCGATCTCAATATCACTCATTTTGTCCAGCTGTTGTTCCTGGACCACTTGCCCAACATCACCGCCAAGCTTGAACGAGCCAAGCACTGATTGGATCGTTTTTTGCTTTGGTCCCTTTTTAGTATCTTGAGTATCTTTAGTATCTGCAGTTGGGGCCATATCCGCAGCAAAGTCTCCAGCCATCGGGGACGGCATCCCCTTATCCCACTTCTCGCGTAGGTTGCGTATGTATTGATCGACCTGCGACGTATCCCATCCCTCGGCCAGTTTGTCATTGATCACGCCGGCAATATCTGAAGCTTCATCTTGCAGAGCCTTGCCGATCCATTCTAGATCGCCACCAAACACCTTTCCAAGGGCTGAGGCAATATCTCCCGCCACCTGGACCACTGCAGCCTTGAGCCCAAGCCAGCCGACGGTTATCATCTTGATCATATCCATGATGCCGGCTCCAGCCATAAAGAACGCTCGTACAATAAACTCAGCCACCTGAGACATACCGCCAAACTCAATGATCATGTTCTTAATGCGATTAGCGATCTCGATCAGCACTGGTGCAAAATTGACGGCGAGCTGTTTAGACAGCCCACTCCATACCAGACCAATATCAGTCCACGCATCGTTGGCTTGTTCGACCATGCGAGCCTGATCGTCACCGATCAAGACGCCGAGATCTTCCATCTTTTCTCTCATCTCATCGATGGCTTGAGAGCCGCCGGCCATTGTGACCAGTAACTCTTGACCCGCCCTGCCAAATATGTCATACGCTACCGTAGCCTTGCGTGCAGCGGTTGGCAGTTGATTGATTGCATCAGATAAAATCCCAAACATTTGATCGGGACTCAGCTGCTCGAGCTGTTTCGCGTCGAGGTTTAGTTCTTTTAATGCGTCGGTTGCTGTCCCGATTCCGATTGCAGACTCGCCGATATTCTTGACCATCTTGGCTATCGATTTGTCCATCTTCTCGATCGACACTCCGCCGAGTGTTGCCATGTGTTGCAACACTTGAATCGCCGCCACCGTAGAGCCTATATTTGCGGCCAATTTTGCGAGTGCATCAACCGCAGCCAGTCCCTTTTTGGTCATAACTACGATTGCACCAAAAGCAAGGGCACCCATAGCCGCCCCGAATAGTGCCGCCTTCTTTGCTACGTTTATCAAGCCGACGGCGAGCTTCGAGACTGTAGCTCGAACTCCGCTCATCTTCTTATTGAAGGAACCAGTCCTCGCCTTGACGTTGATGTGCATTGTTCCAACCGTTGCCATTATTTTCCCCTCGCCATCGCGTTCATTATGTTTATCATCTCATCCTCGCTTTGCTTTGGTTTCTTCATCAATGGCATGAAATCTCCCGGAGAGAAGGCTTTGCCCCGCTTCCCTTTGTTGACGTTGGCGATCGTGCTGGCGATCACGCCAGCCTGTAGATCACCCCTGCACCCCCCAAAGGGCTCAGTGCGGTAGTACGCCATCCACTCCGCCAGCTCTCTGCTGTCGATGCGTGCTAAAAGCTCCCGGACAGTCATGCCAAGAGCCAGAGCAAGCTGAAAGTAGAAACGCCGTTCAGGACGGCTCTCTAGTTTCCCGCTAAGTCCTCGGCATCGTCCTGGCTGAAGCCGTTGAGTCGCTGAGCTACCGCGAATACTCGATCGAGTGCTGCTGCTGATTTCTTGCCAAGCTCTGCAGCGTCGGCATCAGTAAACACCCTTACACCTTTATCGTCGCAGATCGTCAGCACAGCGAACCTAGCCCGCACATTTTGCATATTGGGCTTGTTCTTCTTTTGTACCATCGACTGCTCAAATGAGTCCCGCTCTGTTCCTGTGAGAGTCCTGACAAAGATCTCCCCACCCCACTCTGGAACATTGACCAATTCTCTAGGTAGATCGTCAGATTGTAGAATTGTGTCTCTTGTAAGCATTATGCGATCGTTACTGCACCAGACACCTTGAGTGTGATACTTGCTGTAAACTTCTCATCTTGTGCAATGGTCATATCGAAGCCCGTCAAGACTGCAGAGAATGAATAAGTAGCTGCAGATGCGGCATCTGGAAACGTGATAACGCAATCTTTAGCCGTTGGTGCAGCTGTAGCAGTTGCGTCCCACTCGTCCTCGAACTTTTGAGCATCTGTACTCTTTGGATCGATCATGATTTCGAGGCTTACTTCGCCGCTGTCAATCGAGCCGCCCATGAAAGTACGATGGATGCTGTCGAGTGTAGTCGTATCAATCGTAGCCACCGAGATCGATGGAGCACTGATCGAGACGACCTCTCCGATCACTTCATTGTCATAAGTAAATGTTGTACCTGTTGTGTTAATAGCCATTTCGGCTTCCCCTTATTCGTGCCAGATCACAAAGTCCATAATTGTACGGAACGCTCCGAACTGGCTTGCTGGCTCATTGGTTTCATCAATATCTACGACTGACTCTAGCCGTAGGCTGTGGATAGTTTCGCCTTCGAGCGTGCCGGTGTAATTCACCAAGGCTGACTCGATTGCGTTTCTTAGTGTTTTAGTACCGCCGTACGTTGCCGAGATTGCTTCTACACCTAGCCGAGTACGTCGAACTGATGATTGTGTCTCTAGGCTCTCCGACTGCTTACTGTGTACATTCTGGTAGACGATGGCTGGCAAGGTTGAGCCTTGCG